CCGCTTGAACCAGAAGCTATTATTTCATTACTAGGGGTTTAAAAATGAGTAAGCCGAAGCCCAGTACGGCAAATAAAAATGAATATGCCGGTCGCATTCGAACCGCAGAGCAATGCTGGTTGATATCAAATTTAGACAGCGTTCTTCCTCAAGCATATGGAACAAAGCGAAGTGCGCCTTGGCCTGTTTGGCATGCTTTTAACACTCATCATATTTCTCTTGGACCGAAAACTTCAATGGAAGAAGTGTTGGGTAAGTTTTTTATTGGAGTGGAAAATGACATTCTTTTTGGTATTAAAACGCATGAACTCTCTGCCCTTGTTCCGAAAATTAGATTATTTCGAATGGATGTGGATCCCAAGGGAAAGATAAAAAAAGACGACGTTTTTGAATATTATTTCCCCTCTCACACAGATCCTTCGGCTGTGGACAATATGATAGCAGGACGCAGCGATCGTTTTCCCGAAGCGGGAATTGTTTCGGCAAATTGGAAACTCCTAGGCGGTCAGCCCGCCGAAGTGAAAAGATATGTTCAAGTGGAGCTTGAATTCTTTTTTTCTTCCATGGATGTCTTGATTACACAGCCTGATCCGATAAGACCTTATTTGGATTTATTTCGTCGAAAAAGCAAAGTGGGCTCAACTTATCGCCTGAGAATGGACGTTGGATGGAGCATTCCGGATTCCAAGATGCATCTATTTGATAATCCGCGAGGGAAAAAGATCCGCGCTGCCCTTGCAAAATTAAATAGGAGTTTATGGCTCCAATTGAAGAGTCATGATTTAAATTTTGATCAAAGTGGAAACGTAAAACTAAAAATAGAATATATTAGTTCTTTGGAGTACGATTTACAACAAATCAGCATCATCAAGGACACTAGATCGGTTTCTGACAGAAAAACCCATGGCGAGAATGTAAAAAAAGCAAAAGCCATATTGGAAAAATATAAAAAGTGTAAACCCAAAAATATCCCATGGGGTGCCAAGAAAGGACAAGGGAAAGGCTTCTTTTCTATGAGATGGTGGGCAAATTGGGGCGCCGCCCAAAAAAAGAAGACAGCGCAACAGATTAAAATTTATAAGGGATGGGAAAAAACGGTTGCATCACTGGAAAACCAAGTAAACGCCGCAAAGAAATTGGGACAGCTTTCGGGAATGAAAATGTTGCAGAAAATTTATAAACATCTCCATGAAATCGTTAATCCTCAAGCAACTAACGTATACGTCAAGCGCTCCCGCGTTTTTTCTGTTGCTGTCGCTCCCGTTGAACTGGGTTTTACAGCAGGCAAGCTGACACTGGAAGATAATTGGTTCTGGAAGGGAGACAAAACGGCACAAAACATAAAAAATGTCCCCCTAAATTATGGACAATTTAAAAAAGGTCGAGGAAAAGTGACGCCATGGCGGGTTATAAAGCCGGGTGTAAATATCATGAACTCTTTTTTAAAAGGCAAGAAGCGCAAAACCAAGGATTCTGCAGCGATTAAAAAGAATATTGAAGAGCTTTATAAACAACTTGCACTGAGCAAGCATCCCCATAATACTCTAGATTTGAAATCGAAACTGCCCTCAGCAGTTTTTAAGTATTGTTATTTGGGGGATATTATTGATGCCGTCATTGAATCTTGCATAGATATTTACAAAGACACCGATCCAAATTTAAATTCAATTTTAAGTAATATGAAAATAGTTTTTGGGACTATTACGGTTCCCACGTATGACAAGACTGGGTCGTATAAAGAATTAACAATAAACTTAAATGATTTGCCGGTATCTTATAATTTGTTTAATGCGTGGTTTCTCAAAAACGTAATCGACCCCGGGAAATCAAGCTATTTGTTCAAAGACTTTCTGAGAAATTTCATCACTCAGCTTATAGGGGCGTGTATGGGGAGCAATTGCTTTAACAAAAATGATAAAGATTTTAAGAAATTCCCGAGAGGTAGACCCGAAATTTCTTTCTTGACTACACGAATTCCGAAGGGAAAGGGGGAGATATTTACGGGGAGTCGCCTCCAACAGCCCATTAAGCTCAACAGCAATAATGAAAAATTAATGTTCAAAAGAAGGCTGACTACGGCACAAGTTAAAACCATCAAGTATACCGAAGCTCATCCTGACAACACAGATTCAATTTTGACAAACTATCTTTTTATTAATACAAGGAACGATCAACTTAGTGCAAGAATTAAAAATCGTCAAAAAGACATAAAGCACGGCATTTTTCACATTGATATCGGGAAAGCTGATGGCATTGTAAAAGAAGTTAATTTTTCGAAAGTTGATAGCAAATATCAAGAAGAAATGTTGTTAACTACTAGTGGGGATAGAAGGGATCAACTAGATCTTATGAGAAGAATCTATAATGCTGATATTAAAATGTTTGGTAATGCTTCTTTCATTCCGGGGCAATTAATATATATCGATCCCACTATTGTTGGCGGCGGAGATCCATCCGGAGCGACCAGCATTGCTCGCCAATTGGGCTTGGGAGGTTATTATTTGGTCACTGGAGTGGAGTCTTCAATATCTAGCGGTAAATTTGAAACTAATGTAAAAACGCGATGGACTGGTTTTGGTTCCGTTGATCCGAGAAGAAAGAAGGATAAGAAAAAGAAGCCGCCCAGAGTCGTCGAGAACAATACATCCGGAGGACCCACAGTAAAGGGAGCTTGTGGAGAAGCTGAACGAAGGGAACTACTTGCAGAGTTCGCTCTCCTCGGTCCAGAATTTAAAATCAAGGGATAAGTGAAGTGGAAAAGGTAAAATCTAAAATTGATCTCTTAGAAGGTGACGAAGTTGATATCCTCGCAGATTTAATAATTTGTCATGGAGATAATGACTCGGATCTTATCACTGCCTTTAAAGAGCGTTATAAATTTAAAGAAGGGGGAACGCCCATGCGTCTCCCTGAAGGTTTTGATTTTATAGCCAAAGGATATTATTATGGCAAAGTGGATATGCTCGGCCGTGCTATTGTTCCTAAAAAAGAGTCGTTGGTGAAGGTAGATTCCAAATTTACGGGCGATGAAGAGATATACTTAAATAAGAGCTTATATGCTTTGTACTTAGATTTTGTGGAAAAGTTTAAAATTGACTTCGCAGTTGGGAAGTTTGGTATTGATGCTTTTTTGGATGTTTTTCAAATTAGTCAAGGCGCTGAAGATTATGGAGAAGTAGAAGATAACTATAAAGAGGCGACGTCAACGCATTTGAGTGAAATATATTTAGAGCAAGTGGTTCCTGACACTACTAATATTGTTGATAATGCTCGTGATTATCCTATGTATCTAAATCTTGTTTTAAAGCTGTTCGAGCTTGGAAAGTTAAACAAGTCGGCTCTCTACAGCGAATATATCCTCACAGGTGAAAATTTATTTACCAATTCTGGTTTAGTATTCCAAATCGCAAACCAAGTGGCGTATGATGATGATGCAGCAAAATTTTCGTCGTATTATGGGCATCCTCTGTATAATCGCATTATTTCTTATCTCTTTATATCTGGCATGAGATATGATGCCAACGCTCCATGGCGATTTGTAATGGATCTTAATCTTAAGCCAACGGTGGAAAAAATAGGGGGTCTGTCAAAACAACAATTCTTTGAGAGAGACTTTGATATTGCAGAGGGAACTTTTAAGGAGATGAGGCTTTTCTTTGAAACAATCTTCTTGTCCTATTCAAAATTACTGGAAGAGGCTCCCCTTTATTATGAAAGTGGGCAAAGCTATGAATGTTGTAAAAGCGGTGGAGTTCTCAAATGCACAAAAACAAAATCTTATTCTCGCCAGCCATTCTACTTTAGAGACTTTGAGGAATTCTTCGAAGATAATTTCGAAAAATTATTATATCAATATGCGTCCATCTTGAACTCCATGTTTAAAAGAAGATCTGATATTTCGCAACTTTTGCTCGATCTTTCAAACAAAGTAAAAAAAGGGCTTGACAAAGAGTCCCTCGTGAGGTATACTTTCAACAAGATAAAATATTGCTAACCCAATGAGGCACACATGTTCTTTCAGGTTTTTGAAAACGAATTTTTCCATAACAATCAAATATATAATTTCCTTCCCGAAGATTTTTCCAAAACTTGGCATCATGATCCGATCTTGAAAGATCACGATGCTGAATATGCGTATGTGTGGGCAAATGGTCAATCATTGGATGATGTCTGTCCGACCCCAATTTATGAAGATTGGAAGAAAATCAGCAAGAGAGTAAAATCAATCCTCAAGTCTTTTCAAGCGGTGGGTGCTGACATCTCGCAAATTGACATCAAACAAGTCATCCCGCAGAAATTCATTGTCCAATATCTTTTCTACAAAAATCACATCTGTCAGCATGTTTTCGAAAATCATGAAAAACCACAAAATTATGATTTTATGGCGGATTTGCACAAAATGTGTTCGGAAATCGGCGAAAAGCCCCTGAGAATTAATTTGGACGAGATCAAATACTCATGTCAGCACCGAGATGTATACAAGAGGATTAACAGGGCATCTTCATTCGTTCAATATGATGCCTATAAGACGATTACAGGACGTTTAAGCATTAAACCCATGTCTTTCCCTATATTGAACCTTAAAAAGGAATGTAGGGGCATTATAGAGCCTTATAAGCACTGCTTTGTTGAGCTTGATTTCAATGCGGCTGAACTGAGGACTTTTCTGGCCTTATTGGGTATTGAACAGCCGAAAGAAGACATTCACAATTGGATTGGAAAAGAAGTGTACCACAACAAATTGAAAAGAGACAAGGTAAAGCAGAAAGTGTTCAGTTGGCTTTACGATCCAAAGAAAAAAGACGAAAAACTGGAAAAGATCTTCGAAAGATCAAAGATTTTGGAGAAATACTATAATTATGATGAAAATTATGTTACAACAATCTTTGGAAGGAAAATTCAATGTGAGGAGCATTATGCTCTGAACTATATTATACAGTCCACAACTTCAGACTTGTTCTTGAGACAAGCAATAAAGATCTGGAAGTTGTTAAAAGGAAAAAAATCACATGTGGCTTTTACTATTCACGACTCTTTGGTGCTTGATTTTCATTTATCTGATCAAGAGACAATTAGGGAAATAATTGAAGAATTCTCTAATACTGAATTGGGAAAATTTAAAGTTAATATTTCGGGCGGAAAGAGTTTCGGCGAAATGAAAGAGATGAATTTATGAACATTATTGGCTTAGGTCAATGCGGATGCAATATTGCAGAGCATTTTTTAAAATATCCTCAATATGAAGTATACCTTTATGATACTGAAGAGAGAGATCATGAAAACTTCAAGCTTTTGAAAGAGTATAAAACTCACAAAGAATATGAAGATAACTTTCCGGAACACTATGTAAAGCCCGAACATGATGAAACCATTTTTATTTGTTCCACTTCCGGAGCCATCACCGGTGCTAGTTTGAAACTGCTCCATATGTTTAAGGATACTGAAATCAGGGTTGTTCTGATAATTCCAGAAGAAACGGAAATGCTTGAAACTTATAAACTACAGCACAAACTTATTTTCAACGCTTTGCAAGATTATGCAAGATCGGGAATGTTCAAAGATATAATACTGATCTCGAATGAAATCTTAGAAGAGACAATTCCAGATTTAACATTTTTCAACAAATATGATAAAATAAACGAAGTAATAAGTTATTCACTTCATACGATTAACGTATTCGAGAATACTAAACCAGTATCAAAAACAAAAGTCGATCACAAAGAGCATTGCCGTATTTTATCGATAGGATCATATGATTACAAAAATAATTCAGAAAAAATGTATTTTTTACTTGACAGCGAAGATGAGTCGTGCTATTATATATCCATACCTAGAAAAAAACTTGAAAAGGATTTCGAGTTGGTGAAACTGATGAAAGATAATTTCAAGGATAAGGAAAATATGAGTTATCAAGTTTATTCAAACAGTTCTGATTATGATTATGGTTTGGTCATAAAAAGAACTCATTTTCATCAGGGGCAACTTTTTTCTTGACAAGCCGATAATAGTTTGCTATAATGTATAAATAACGAAAGGAAAACAAATGAAAGCTTATACAGGCACATTTATTAAGAAGAGTGGAGAAGAGAGAACAATGACCTTTGCGAAAGTTGATGAACTTCCAAAGGGCTTATTGCCGGAAGGAAAAGGAGGAAAAAGGGCAAAGTTACCCGAAGGCATGGAATTGGTATGGGATATTGAGAATAATTATTATCGTATGTTTAATTTTAAGACTGTTGTAGGAAAACTCGAAGAGTTTGAGATTGATTCAACAACCCTAACACAAAAACAAGGAGTTTAAAATGGGTATTGACATGAAAAAGATGAGAGAAAAGTATAACGCTCTCAAAAGCAAAGGCGGAAGCCGCAAAGACAATTTGTTTTGGAAGCCTCAAGATGGAGATCAGGTAATTCGTATTTTACCTACTTCTGATGGCGATCCTTTCAAAGAATTTTGGTTCTATTATAATCTAAGTGGCGGTCCCGTTCTTTGTCCAAAGAAAAACTTTGGTGAAGACAGTCCCGTTCTGGATTTTGCGTCCTCTCTATATAAAGAGGGAACACCAGATTCTATTGAAATGGCTAAAAAGCTGTTTCCAAAGCAAAGATTCTTCTCTCCGGTCCTCGTGAGAGGGGAGGAAGGACAAGGGGTTCGTGTGTGGGGTTATTCTAAGACCGTATATGAACAACTTCTTCAGCTTGTCTTGAATCCCGATTATGGCGATGTTACTGATGTGGACGAAGGAACAGATCTCGTCCTTAATTATGGCAAAGCCCCGGGAGCAATGTTTCCGTCAACAAAGTTGACTCCAAAGCGCAAGACTTCCCCAGCTTGCAAAGATGGAGACAGCGACTGCAAGGATCTGTTGGGTGAAATTCCTGACTTTGACGGTCTCTTTGAGCGTCGTAGCACTGAACAAGTTCAAGAACTTCTTGACAAGTTTATGCAAGGCGGCGATGAAAAAGAGGAAGTTAAGAAATATGCAGCGTCTGGAGATGACAAAGTTTCTAAAGCTTTTACCGAACTTTTAGGTAGCTAATATGGCAGTGACAAAAGCAAAAGCTGGAAAGCTTAATATGGCTGAAATGGCTAAACTTCTCAACAAGAAGGCTGGAACAAATGTTGCCCACGATCTCACTAAGGAAAACCCTACTGAGGTCAAAGAGTGGATTCCCACTGGTGCCCGGTGGCTGGACTCTATTATTTGTAGAGGAAAGCTGGCGGGGATCCCAGTTGGGAAAACAACTGAAATTGCAGGCTTGGAATCAACCGGTAAATCCTATATGGCGGCTCAAGTAGCCGCCAACGCTCAAAGAATGGGCATAGGCGTAGTTTACTTTGATTCTGAATCCGCAATTGATCCGACCTTTTTACAGAGAACCGGTTGTAATTTGTCCAATTTGCTTTATGTGCAAGCATCGTCTGTCGAATTTGTCTTGGAGTCTATTGAAGAACTTTTAGGTTCAGGAGAAAAACTTCTCTTTATTTGGGATAGTTTAGCTCTTACGCCTAGTGAAAAAGACGTGGAGGGAGATTTCAATCCACAATCTTCAATGGCTGTAAAGCCGCGAATCCTTTCCAAAGGAATGTCAAAGCTTACCGTTCCCTTAGCAAATGCTCAGTGTACGCTTTTAGTCTTAAATCAACTAAAAACGAACATTACGAGCAATATTGCTGAAGCTATGACAACGCCCTATTTCACCCCCGGTGGAAAAGCTATGATCTACGCATATTCTTTGCGCATCTGGCTTACGGGCCGCAAAGCGAAAGCATCTTTCGTTACTGACGAAAAAGGTTTTCGTATTGGTTCAGAAGTGAAGGCAAAGCTAGAGAAATCTAGATTTGGCACTGCTGGACGAATGTGCAACTTCAAGATTCTGTGGGGGGCAGATATTGGAGTCCAAGACGAAGAAAGCTGGCTTGACGCCATCAAAGGTTCCGATGCACTAAAAAGCGGAGGAGCATGGTATACTCTGACATCTAGTGAGGGGCGAGAGTTTAAATTTCAGGCTAAGCAGTGGGTTGAAAAACTCCAAGATCCTGAGTTTAGACAGGTTGTTTTTGATGTGATGGATGAAGAGGTTATCATGAAGTTTGATACCCGTCAAGGGGAAGCTAGCCAATATTATGATACCGAAGTGGAGGAAAAGCTTTAGGAATTGGAGGGCGAAAGCCCTCCTTTTTGCGGGAGAAGCTCAAATGGATGAGCGTCAGTTTACCAAACTGAAGGTGTGGGTTCGAATCCTACCTCTTGCTTTTGACCCAAGTGCTATAACATACAGAAAAGGAGAAAGTCGTTATGAAAAGTAAAAACCCGTATGAATTGAGATTTGAGATGTTTCGAGAGGCTCAAAAGAGAGCAGAGCAACAGTATATTGAAGATATGCAGGATTATAGGACTGCCTTCCAACTTGCACAAGAAGGGAGAAAGGTCAAAGTTTTGCCAAAGCCGAAATACCCGGACTTGGAGAACGTATTTGATGAAGCTTATAAAATTAAGCAGTTTGTAGAAAATAAAGATAACTAAAAAAATAACACTTGGGTTAAAATATTATGGCTACATTATCAGCACAATTACAAAGTTTGAGAACAGAAATAGATGAGATCTTGGGACTATCATCTTTGCAAACGGCTTCCAATTTAGAAACAGAAACATTGATGAGAGAAATAGAAAAGAACCTCGCAGACTTCAGGGGCGCAGTTTATAAGAGCTTGTACAAAGCGTATGGTCACAGTAACAAGCCAGCATCTACTGCTGTGGTAAAAAGCGAGGAAAAACAAGATGACAAAAAGAAAAGTAAAGGTTTCAGATTACCCCGCTTTGGCAAGCCTCGCTAAACAATATTTGGAAGGTGATCGAGAAGATAAACAAATAATTTGGATGGAAATGAAAGAA